AGGGGTTCGAGTCCCCTTAGCTCCACCATATGACCTGCGGAAACGCAGTCAGAAATGGTTATCCAACATTTCATCCAACAATGTTGGCGCTAGGATGCCGCCATGGCGTCCATTCGAACCCGAGCCCTCCGCAGCGGTGCCGAGGTGTTCGATGTGACCTATCGCCATGAGGGGCGGCAGCTTTCGATCACGTGGGAGGACCGTCCGAGTGCCGAGGCATTCATGGCTGCAGTCGCCGCTCACGGGCACCAGCGGGCATGCGAGCTCTATCAGCTGAGCCCGGTCGCCCGGCAGCGCAATGAGGCCAAGATGACGGTGGCGGAGTGGGTAAAGCACCACATCGATCACCTGACGGGCCTCGACGAGTACACGATCTACAAGTACAACTCTTTCCTGGAGAATGACATCGCTCCCTTGCTGGGGCAGATTCCTCTCGATGAACTGTCGGAAGAGGACATCTCGCGATGGGTCAAAAATCTGGAGGAGACGCCGACCAAACGCGGGGGGAAGATCAGCGCGAAGACGCTCCGCAACAAGTATGGCTTCCTGTCCGGCGCGCTCAACGCTGCCGTGCCGAAACGCATCCCCAGCAACCCTGCTGCGGGCCGCAAGCTAAAACGGGCGGGCGGCGATGAAGACGACGATCACGACATCCAGATGCTCACACACGAGCAGTTCGACCTTTTGCAGGACTCGACCACTGAATACTGGCGCGAATTCCAGGAGTTCCTCGTCGCGTCCGGATGCCGGTGGAGTGAGGCGACAGCCTTGCAGCCAGCCGAACACATCGACAAGCGCAAGGGAACGGTCAAGATTCGTCAGGCGTGGAAGTACTCGCCTGGCAAGGGGTACTACCTCGGTCCTCCGAAGACGAAACGCTCACGGCGCGAAATCGACGTCCCTGATCACATTCTCTCGCGAGTGGACTTTTCGAGTGAATGGATGTTCGTGAATCGTGATGGCGGGCCAATCCGGTATCACGGTTACAAGCGCCGCGTCTGGGATAAGGCTATCGGGCGCTCAGAATTGAATCCGAAACCAACACCGCACGATCTACGCCACACATGTGCCTCATGGCTGTTGTTGGCAGGTGTTCCGATTACCGTGGTGTCCCGTCATCTGGGCCACGAGAATATCCAAATCACTGTTGACACATACGGAGACGTCGATCGGGCCAGTAGCAGGGCTGTCGCCGATTTCATGAGTAAGACTCTCCGCTGAGACCAGATCGTTACCTAAATTCAAGGGTTTCGGTCGGGTGACAGGGTGTAACGTTTTGTTCACTCCGGGGTGTGTCTAACTTCTAATTCCTTTAATTCACAAAGGTTTTCGCTGATGCCTGCTGCTCTAATCACGTTTACCCTCGTCACGGTCTGTTGGTCTCTGTGGATCAGGCGCGTGACTTGGACCCGCCGTATGGAAGTCGCCGCCACCCTCAACATCGCGTTGCAGGGTGCGGCGATTTTTCTTATGTCCCCGTTGGCATCTCGAACACTTGGGGTTTGGTTGCACGCACCAACCGGGTGTTGGAACCTTGAGGATCTGATCGGCCACGATTGCTATGTTGTTGCAGCGTCGGCGCTTTGCTACCACATGATTATCCGTTTGGATCAGGAGCAGTTGAAACGGCGGTTCAAGCTCCACGTGGAGCTGCCCGCGACTCTCTGTCTACCGATCATGCTGGCGCTGTTCACTATCGGTAACAGCGCCGGGATCTACCACGATGACTTCTTTCGCGTCGTTGCGGACCTTTCGCTCATCGCCTATTGGATCGTGCTTTGCGGAACACTGATGTACCTGCTGGGTTACAGCATCTACTCGCTGATACCGATGTGGCGGGACCGGCCGGCGATCCGTGGGCTATGTGGGTCTTACATGCTGGCCGCAGGGTTCGGCATGGCCGCGTGTGCGGTCAGGATCGCAACGACGTTCCTACCTGCTGAGATGCAAGATACTGCAGCGGCTTCGCTGCCGGTGTGGCTCCTTGCGTGCTCGTGCGGGTTCGGGTTCGCCGCAATCTCAGCTCACTCCTGGTTGGAGAAGGGTCGACTTACGGGGCGGGTGCATTAGGGCTGAAGGTGTCGGGGTGGATTGGCGTGCGTTTGGTCTTCTTGGCGGGCCGCGCCTTGGTCTCCGTGCGGCCCTGGGCTTTTGGGCTGACGGAGCCCCCGGTGAATCCGGGGAAGCCTGGTTGTGGCTCGGTGATGCCGAACTCTACGAGCAGATTGAAGTAGCCCTCATCGCCTAGTTGGTAATGGGCGGCGATGAGTCGCAGTTCTTCGGCGTTCGGGAAGTCGTCAGCGTCTTTCCGGCCGGGGGTGCGCTTGTCGCCGCGGTATTGCCATGCGGTCAGTCCGGCTGCTTCGTGGACCTGGGTGACGGTGAGGTCGCTTCCGACTATCTCGGCTTGCAGGAACGTTTTCAGGTCACGTCCTCTGCGGTCACTTCTCGGCATACCGGAATGCTATCCCGGATTTCCGGAACCCGTCAAAGTTTCGTGACATGCGGAAACGTACCGACTGAACGCGACACGATTCCGGATTTCCGGAATGTAATGCCGGAATTCCGATATGCGGTGCTACTGTTCCTGACGTGAGCTACGGACTGGAATGGCAGCCGCAGGGTGTGCGGAACACCTTGGCCACCAACAACATTGAGACTGTCGCTGAACTAGCGAGATTCCTTGGCGTCGGATCATCGACCGTCTATGACGCGTTCGACCGCAACTGGGCGGGACGGGCGACGCCGACGCTGATCGATGCCATGTGCCAGAAGTTCGGCATTCCCATGAGCCAGATCGTCGTCGAACCGATGACAAAGGCCCGGCCGAAGCAGATCCGGGCACGGCGGGCGGTGACTGTCGTATGAGCGACCGTATCGAGACATTCTCGCTGGCCCAGGTTGTGGCCGACGTGCTGCCCGAGGAATGGACCGACGGTGAGCGTTGGTTGCGGCGCCGACTGAATCGCGGCGAGATCGAGGGCTACAAGGTCGGCCGCGAGTGGCGCTTCACGAAAGCCCAAGTTGATGCGCTGATCGCGCACTTCACCAATGCCAAAACGGAGGTGGCCGCGCCCGAGGAAGATACCGAGTCCGAGGCGCCGCTGGCGCTCGGTCTCTCCGCGCGATCACGTCGACGGCTGGTGAACGCATGACCGCCCGCCCGGAAACGATCGAGGCAGCATTGGCGGCACTCGACCGCGTGAGCGCCGATCGTGATCGGCTGCTGCAGAAGTTGGACGCCGAGCCGGATTCGAAGAAGCTCGCGGGTGAGTTGATCTCAATGATCGGTACCTACTACAACGCTGCCAACAGCGGTGATCAGCGGGTGCTGATTCTGAATCTCGGTCAACTGCTGCGGCAGTCCGGCGCGCTCATCGATGCGTTGACGACCGAGCTCAAGCACTGCGCCGACGCCGAGTGCGCGGCGCGCGATGAGCGCGACGCGCTGCAGGAGCGGGTCGCGGAGCTTTCCGACGAAGTCGCGGATCTGCGGGTGCGTGAGTGCGCCAGGTCGGTGTCGCTGTGATCGCCGCGGATAGCGCTCTGGGAATCGTGTTCGACTTGGCTGTCGAGTTCCTGCGTGGCGCAGCGTCTTCCACGGCAACGGCATGTCAGCGGCTGGCTGAGCAGCGCGGCGGCCCCGTGGAGGTGTCGCACGCCGACCTGGAGTCGCACGTCTACTCCAGCCTGGCTGGGCCGGGTGGATTGAGTTCCTCCGTCGCCGAGGCATTCGCGGAATGTGTCGCCGCTGACCTGCTGGATGAGTACCGCATCACCAAGAAGTAAGCCCCGCTGCTGGAACAGCGGGGCCAGGCAATGGATCACAACGACGAAAGGAACCCAATGCCAACCATGGAGTCTACCCACGAGGTCAGAGAGCGTGAAGACGGCGCTCTGGTCGCGTACGTCGAGCGGGCGCTGGGGCCGAGTCAGGTGGGTGTTGCGATGCCACATCCTGCCGGTGATGGATGGCTGACGATCCTGTGGGACGAGAAGGCCCAGAGTGCGGAATTCACGGCGCACGCTGCCGGTTCACGTTGCGACGAGAAGGCGCGGGAAGCCGCCCGCCAGCTGCTCGAATTTCACGCCGCAATCATCGCGCGTCTTGTTGCGGCGGTGGAGAAGTGAGCGCCACGGCAGTGCGGCGCGTTCTGATCGGGATGCTCACAGGCGCGGTGCTGGCAATGGCTGCGCTGGGGTACGCCCAGCGCGCGCATGCCGCGCCCAACGACGGCTGCGAGACAGTGAGCTGGGGCCTGTTCGGTAGCCAGTTGCGAACGATCTGCGACGGCCCGAAACGCCCGGATGGCAGCTGGATTCGGGAGCGCCGGATTTGGACGGCCGCTGGCTGGGTGCGGGGCAGCACCTACTGCGGCTACTACTCGTGCACTCGCAGCGAGGGCTACTACCGCCAGGAAAGCACGCAGGGCTACGAGAAGTACCTGGTGTTCGACTACAACGTGGTTCCCGGTGAGCCGGATTGGCTGCCGGCCGGAACGGTGGTCGTCCGGTGATGAAGATCGAAACGACGACGAATGATTATGGCTTGCGCGTCATCCGGGCGATCGACGGTACTGGTTCTGTCGCAATGGCTATCGAGCACGCTGACGTGTGGCGCGATGGCGATCACACTCTGTGGCACCTCGTGGTTGTGGATGTGCCGGACTCGGTGAGCGTCGACCCATCGCGCGGCCCGTATCCGGAGGTGCGAACCGAGCACGCCGCGATTGCGTGGGTGCGGTTTCTGGCCGAGCTGGTGCAGCGGGCGAAGCGGGTGGTGCCGGTGTGGTGTCCGGACAACAGCAGGCAGGTGGCGGATGAGCTCGCCGAGCATGCCGCTGAGCCGGGTCTGGAGGTCATCCAGTGAGCGCCGCGTATGTACGGATTGGAGAGGTCAAGACCGAAACAGGTTCGGTGACGGTGCATGTGGATCCGCATAGCGAGTACGTCGCGGTGCGCCTCAAGGAGCGCGGATACTCCGCCGATTTGACGGTTGTCGGTCCGGCCGCGGGGCTTGAGCTGACCAACCTCATGGTCCGAGCCTTCGCGATTGGGCCAAGCATCAAGGCGGCGCATGAAGTTCGGATGCGGGCCCGCGCGACCGCGGAGGACACGTACGACCGCATCGTGAATCACGCCGTGGGTGGTGCGCGGTGAGGCGCCCAGGGGTCGACCAAGAGCTCTACGCGGACGCCATGTGTGCGGCGCGGAAAGCGTTCGCTCTGATCGACAAGGTTCGCGAGGACGATCCGAACGGGGTGTTCGAGGAGCTGCGGCTGCTGGCTGAGCTGCACCCCGCGAAGTACGCGCAGGTCGCGATGGTTCTGGCTGCGTTCGTCGATCCCGGGGAGGGTACGGCTGCGTTGTTGCGTCGCGCCGACGCGATAGCGGATTCGCGTATTGCACGGCATCTTTCGGTGGTGGCGTCATGACCCGCGCGGCGGTGATTGTCGGCTGGGTGTCCGGGGTGGTGGCGTGGATCGCCCTCGTCCTGTTCTGGAAGTCGCTGTTCGCGTTCGCTGCATTGCTTTGTGCCGCAGCGGTGTTGGTGTGGGGGTTCCAGATCTACCCGGAGCCGGAGAGCGGACGGGGCGAGCGGTGATGGCCTACGAGTACGAAGCCGAGGAGTGGCGGGCAGCCACCCACACGATGACGGAGATGGAGCGGGCTGCAGCGCGCGATGCCCGGGCGTCCCTCGGGATGGTCGGCGACCGCGACGACGCCCTCGACGAATTGAGGAACAACCGATGACCGAAACCATGTCGCCCGCGTTCTGGGCTCTCCACGCGACACCGGCGGGTGAGTACCGCGACCGCGAGGAATGGCTCGAACTGCGCCGCACCGGAATCGGTTCGTCGGATTGCTCGGCGGTGCTCGGGATGGGCAAGTACGGCTCACCGTTCTCGGTGTGGGTCGACAAGACCGGCCGCGCCCGTCCGGAAGACGAGACCGAAGCGATGATGTGGGGCACTCTGCTGGAGCCTGTCATCCGCTCGGAGCTCGCCCGCCGCTTGGACGTCGAGATAGTCGAGTGCCCGACCCTTCGGTCGCTGGAGCGTCCGTGGCAGCTCTACAACCCTGATGGCCTGATCGTGTCGCTTAACGCCCTTGTGGAGATCAAGAACGCGTCCGCGTGGCTGGCCTCCGATTGGGAGGATCAGGTGCCCGATCATGCGGAGCTGCAGGTGCAGCACGGCATGGCCGTCACCGGCGCGGATGGCGCTTACGTCGCGGGCCTGGTGGGTGGGAATCGGTTGCGGTGGGAGTACATCCCGCGTGACGACGAGCTGATAGCCACGATCAACCAGGCCGAGCAGCATCTGTGGGAGACGTACATAGTCCCGGATGTTGCGCCGCCGATCGACGGATCGGATGCGACCGCCGAAGCCATCGCGGCGCGCTGGCCACGCCAGCACGGCGTCGAGCTGATCGCGGACGACCCGGCCGAGGTCGCCGATGCGGTCGCGGCGTATCGGGTCGCCCTCGCGGAGGGCAAGGCAGCAGAGGTCGCCAAAGCCGAGGCAGTCAATCGGATGGCCGCGCTGCTCCAGGGCGCCGACGTGCTCACCGATGCGGTGGGAAACAAGTTGATGGCGCTAAAGCGGGGCCAGTTCCGCGAGAAGGCATTCCGCGAGGAGGAACCCGACGCCGATCTGTGGATGCACAAGGTCGAGGTCGTCAACCGGGACCTACTTAAGACCGAGGATCCCGAGCTGTATCGCCGTTATCAGTCCACATCCATCTACGTACCGAAAGGGAAATAACAACCATGGCAAGAGATTTGGCGCGTCGCGCACAGCAGTCAGTTGATCAGCAGCAGAGCGGCGGCGAGTCGTTGCAGCAGCAGCTCGCGAGGATGGAAACGCAGTTCCAGCGTGCCATGCCCCGAGGTGTGGAGGCGGTGCAGTTGATCCGCGACGTGATGACGTGCGTGAAGCAGACACCGAAGCTGGCGCAGTGCGACCCGGTATCGGTGTTGGGGTCGGCGATGACTTGCGCCCAGTTGGGACTGCGCCCGGGTGTGGGTGCGCTCGGGCATGCGTGGATTCTGCCGTTCTGGGACAAGAAGTCCAACGGCAACAAGGCACAGCTGATCATCGGTTACAAGGGGTACGTCGAGCTCGGGCATCGGTCCGAGCAGATCGCGTCTCTGCATTCGCGGATCGTGTACAGCAACGACCAGTTCGAGGTCGAATACGGTGCGGCCGAAGACAAGTGGGTGCACCGTCCCAACTTGGATGGGCCACGTGGCGACGCCCGCCTGTTCTATGCGGTGGGGCGCCTGGCGAACGGCGGGTACTCGCTGACTGATCCGATGACGGTCGCGGACATGGAGGGGCATCGCGACAAATTCGCCATGGCCAAGTACCAGGGCAAGGTGATTGGCCCATGGGTGGATCACTTCGACGCCATGGGCAAGAAGACGATGCTGCTGCGTCTCATGGCATTGATGCCGAAGTCGACGGAGATCCAGCGCGCTATCGACAACGACGGCAGTGTGCGCCTTGATCTTTCGGAGGGCGCGATCGATTCGCCGACGCACATCGACGGTGAGGTTGTCGGCGAGCCTGTCGATGAACCGACAGGGGAGCGCGAGTCGATCGACGTTCGTGGCTCGCAGGCTGATCCGTCTGGTGCGGTTCGGATGGCGACCGGCGAGCAGTTGGCGCGGTTGACGAAGATCCGGGCCGAGCAGGGTTTCGGCGGTGACGATTCCGGGTGGTTCGACTACGTGCTGCATGCAACGCAGGCGCAGGTCTCGCGGGATGAGGACCTGACGCAGGCGCAGGCGCAGTCCCTGATCGACCTGTTCGAAGCGGACACGAAGAAGTGAGCACCACGTTCACCAACGTCGCGACGTACACCGTTGTTCATTGCGGTACCGAGGGTTGTGGGGTTCCGTTCGCGCTCAACGACGAGTTCATCCGTCAGCGTCGCAACGACCACAAGACGTTCTACTGCCCGAACGGTCACCGCCGCTATTACCCACAGGAGAACGAGACCGAGAAGGCCAAGGCGGCGGTCAGACGGTTGGAGCGGCAGCTGGCTAATCGCGATGAGGATCTGCGGGCGGCGAAGGTGGCGCATGCGGTCACAAAGGGCAAGTTGACCAAGACGCGCAACCGCATCGCGAAGGGCGTATGCCCCTGCTGCAACAGGTCTTTCGCCAACCTGCAGCGCCACATGGCAGGCCAGCACCCCGACTATACGGACGCGAAGCAGTGAGCGCGCCCGCATTGCCTCCCGAGCCGCTGATCAACCGGAAGCAGCTCGGGAACTAGAGCACGAAATCCGCACTGCCACCGGCAATCGTCGGTAGCCATCTCATCTTTGGAAGGCAATCCATGAGCATCACAGTTCCAACCAACAAGCTGATCGACGTACTGACCGACGCGTTGGCGACAGCCAACAACACCTTCGGTGGAGTGCACATCGCCACCACCCGCGGGCCCTGGCGGGAAGAACCCGGCGACGTGGACCTGCTGGCCGCGACGTCGACTACGAAGTTCGTCTTCGGGCACACGTGGATTCCGATCGACGGGCGCATTGACCCGATGGTGTGGCCCTGTGAATCGGTCGTTAACGTGCTGGCGCTGTGCAAGTCCTGGGCCAAGAGCAAGGGCGATCAGCACACCGTCGACATCCACCTGGTGTTGGCCGATCCGCCGGAGAACAAGAAGGACGACGAGCACCCAGGTTGGACCGTGACGCTGTCGGAGTCGCCCGCACTTTTTGGCTCGGACAACGAGTTTCAGTTCCACGCACATCACGAGTCGCGGTTCCCGACGAGCATCGTGCAGCGCCTGCGGACTGGTGATTTCCTGACCAAGGAGGACTACGAAGAGGTTCCGCTCACGCTGTGGTCGGCGGGGGTCTTGGCCTCGCTGGTGGCGGTGGCGAAGCGCCGCAAGATGCAGATCCAGATGTTCCGGTCGTCGAAGCGGCTGGTGCAGACCGTCCAGATCGGCGACACGTGGATCGGCCTTGCCACCCCGGGCTCGTATGTGGAGGGGTTCACGACCGACGGGCCGAGTATCGAGCCGGTCCTGGGACAGGACGACGGCGGCGCGAGTGTGGCTGCTGATCTGCTGCGCCACGGGGCTGGGTTGTTCCTGGCGCACAGCGACACCGCGCCGGAAGACGACGACACGGAGCAGTTGGAGATCGGCGGTGACGATCTATTGCGCCAGGCGGTGGAACTGGTGGTCACCACCAACTTCGGATCCACATCCATGCTGCAACGCAAGCTCAAGATCGGATTCGCCAGAGCTGCCGGTCTCCTCGACGAAATGGCTGCAGTCGGGATCGTCGGGCCGGCCGAGGGCAGCAAGGCGCGTGAGGTGAAGTTCGCGCCGGAGCAACTAGCGGACGCGCTCGCCGCGATCGCCGCGAAAGCCGGTGAGCGGTGACCACGCAGACGCTGCTGGATGCCTCGGACGCGGTGTTCTTCGTCCCGGGTAAGCCAGCCCCACAGGGCAGCAAGAGACATGTCGGCCGGGGGGTGCTCGTCGAATCGTCGAAAGAGGTTGGCCCCTGGCGTGAACGGGTCGCACTGGTCGCTCACGGGGCGATGGCGGGCCGCCCGATGTTCGACGGGCCGGTGTCGGTCACGCTGCAATTCGTCCTGCCCAGGCCGAAATCCACGCCCAAGACCCGGACGCCGGCGGCGACCAAGCGGCCCGACTTGGACAAGCTGGAACGCGCCATTCTCGATGCCCTCACCGATGTGTGTTTCTCCGACGACTCGCAGGTAGTGAGCCTGTCCGGGTACAAGCGGATCGCCGAGCTAGGGGAGACGGCCGGGGTCGAGGTCCGCGTAGAGAGCTTCGGATCATGAGCCTGAGGTGGCGCGGACACAGCGAGATCATCGGTGCTCTAGTCGGGGTCGGGCTGCGCGGCACCTACATGGTTCAGAGCGTCGGCCGCGAATGGATCCTGCAGGGTGTCGGGCACGACGGCCTGCCCATGCTGGCATTGCCCGCGGAAGGTAAGGCGTTCGCCGCGTTGTACACCGCGCAGCTGTACGCCATCGAGCTCGACGGCGCGCACGCCGAAGCCCAGGCATCGGGGGTGTGACGGTGGCGCAACTCGGACACACCCTCAACGCGATCGACCGCGGGGCAGTGCTGGGCATCCTCGGTGCAGCCGACACCGTGCTGGCCACCAAGCAGCTCGCCGAACGGCAGAGCAAGGCAATCACCACGATCCGGGAACTACACAGGCCGATCAACTTGGTTACCTGCGCGGAGTGCGGCGACACCACTGACGGCTGCGTATGCGAAGACGAGACAGCGTCGACCACCTCTCGGGTGGTTTGTGAGGAGTGCGGACAGGACGAAGACGGGGAGTGGACCGATCACCCGTGCGCGACCGTCCGCGCGATCGATGAGGCAGGTGCGTGATGAGCACACACATATCGCTGACCGACTTCTTCTGCGGTGCAGGCGGTTCCAGCACGGGCGCGATTCAGGTGCCGGGTGTATCGGTCCGGTGCGCGGCGAACCACTGGCAGCTGGCGGTGGATACGCACAATGCCAATCACCCGGACGCCGATCACTATTGCGCGGATCTGTCGCAGATCCACCCGAAGTACTTTCCTAAGACGACATTCGGTTGGTTCTCTCCCGAGTGCACGAACCACTCACAGGCCAAGGGCCAGAAGCGGATAGACGCCCAGCCCGATCTGTTTGGCGACACGCTGCCTGACGAAGCCGCAGAGCGCTCGCGGGCAACCATGTGGGATGTCGTGCGGTTCTCGGAGTATCACCGCTACGAGGTGGTGTTCGTCGAGAACGTCGTCGAGGCAGCCAAGTGGGCACCGTTCCAAGCATGGCTAGCCGCAATGGACAGCCTCGGCTACGACCACCGTCTCGTCATGCTGAATTCAATGCACGCCCAACTGGGCGGGCCCGGAGCACCGCAGTCCCGTGACCGCCTGTACGTCGTGTTCTGGCGCCGTACGAACCGAGCCCCGGACCTTGAGCGGGTGGTCCGGCCTCGGGCGATCTGCCCCGACTGCGGGCCCGTCAACGCCATGCAGGTATTCAAGAAACCCGGCAACACCGTCGGTCGGTACCGCCAGCAGTACATGTACCGCTGCCCAAACGTCAAGTGCCGCAACCAGGTCGTAGAACCCGTCGTGCGTGCAGCCGAAGAGATTATCGACTGGTCACTGCTGGGTGAACGCCTCGGGGACAAGCCGATCAAGAAGTTCGTCGACAAGAAAACCGGCGAAGTGAGCTACGGGCCACTGGCACCCAAGACCATGGCCCGAGTACACGCTGGCATCGACCGGTACTGGTTGCCGCTGCTGGTGCCCGTTGAAGGGCGCGAGGGTAAGGAGGCGCGGCCCGTTTCCGAGCCCGTACGGACGATGACGACCCGCAACGAAACGGGACTGCTGGTGCCGTGCGGGGGCACCTGGCGCGAAGACGCCGCGCCGACTAGCGAGCCGTTCTCCACTCGCACCACCCGGGAAACCGACGGGCTGGCATTCATCGCCGAACTACGTGGCGGCAGTAGCGACGCACGGCCCGTGGCGCACCCACTGGCCACCGTCACGGCCTCGGGTAATCATCACGCGCTCGTCACCACCTACAACGGCAAGGGCCGCACCGTGACGGTCAACGAACCGCTATCGACGGTGACGACCCGCGATCGGCATGCGCTGCTGATGCGCAACAACACCCCGCGTGGCAACCCAGCCCAGATGGTCACGCCTGTATCTGAACCGATGCGCACCTTGACCACCGAGGGACACCAGTCGTTGTTGAGCGCCGAGCGCCCCACGATCGATATCGGTGATGTCCGATTCCGAATGCTGGAACCGCACGAGCAGAAGCGCGCCATGGACTTTCCGGCCGACTACGTGATCAAGGGTAATCGGCGCGAGCAGGCGCGCCAGGCTGGAAATGCTGTCACCCCGCCATCATCACGGGATCTGATCACTGTGGGAGTGGAGAGCCTGAGATGACGGATAGCCCGATCTGCATCTGCGGCGATCACTTCTCGCAGCACGTCGGCGACGTCAATCCCCGGTCGGTTCTGTCGGATTGCCCCGGATTCGAAGCCGACCCGAAAGCGAACGGAGACAACCAATGAGCGATCCCTTGTTCACTGCTGCCAAGCTGCTCGAATCACACGGCTACGCGGTTGTCGAGCTGCCGAAGCCGGTTGGGGTCAACGGGGCTGATAACGCCGTCTGGTCTCACCAGCCGCACTACATCGAGCAAGAATTCAACGGCGACCTGATCATTGACGACCGAATCAGCTTCGCCGCAGCCGACTTACATGCCCTTGCGGAGATATTCGCCGCAGCCGCGAAGCGTGCCGGACGGGTGAGTGATGGGCGCCCGTAAGTACATCTACCGCGTGGTTGTCGACGAGTGGCCGACCGAGGACGGCATGCCCTTCATTGACCAAGACTGGCGCTGGTGGGAGCAGATCGTCGACTACTTCCATAATCCCGAGGGTGATGACCCGTTGCCCGCGTGGCTGCCCGATATCACCGGGTACCTGGAAGACCCGGGTGACGAATGGACGCCAGCGGGCTGGGGTAACAAGCCGCGATTCACCCGCCTTGTGTGCGAATCCGGAGATGCGCCCGACTACCCGAATGGATATCGGGGCTACGACGACCAGCCTGTGATCGCCGTGCCGATCGCTCCTGCCCGCCGGTTCATGCAACGGGCCCAGCCGGACGCGGCGGCAAAACAGCTGCGCGAGTGGGGATGCAAAGCACACGTGGAACGCGCTGCCCTTGGTGACTGGGAGGCGGCCTGATGCCCATACGTCCCGAGAACCGCGACCGTTACCCCAAGGACTGGCCCGAGATCTCGCGCCGCATCCGTTTTGAGCGCGCCCAAGGCCGCTGCGAGTGTGAGGGCGAGTGCCTGCGCGGTACTCACCTCGACCGCTGCCCGAATGTCAACGGGCAGCCCGCATACGGCACCGGCAGCCGCGTCGTGCTGACCGTGGCGCACCTGAACCACACCCCCGAGGACTGCCGCGACGAGAACCTGCGTGCGATGTGCCAGGGCTGCCACCTGAACTACGACCTAGAGCACCACGCGCAGACGCGCCAGCGAGCCCGCACGGCAGCTCTTGAGGCGCAGATGGATTCGATGTTCGAGGAGGTTTCGTGAGCTATAGACGAGCCTGCGTCGAGCGCGGGGGCGGTGTCGAGCCGGACGGCGTCTCGACCACCTCAGAACACGTGGTGACCCTTGCGAACTTCGGGAAGGTCCGATGGCGGAGGTGTTATGTCGGCCAACCGGAAGCGTCTGATCTGCTGCCGAGATCGCACTCCCCAATCCTTCTTCTTGCGAGTTGGTGGTGGCCACCAACTGATTTGAATGCTCGCCTTATCCCACACGTCGAAGCTCTCTGCGTTGGCCGTGACGGATATAGAGTCCCCGGTTCGCAAAAGGGGAATTGGCTGATGGATCTCCAGTTGTCCGTGACCGGCAGCATTTTCCACAGAACCCGTCCACGGCTCCCGGCTCAGATGCTCTCCGGAGATGCGCACCTGATGTGCTGTTCCATCGCCAATGTTTTGAAAGATCACGGCTACTTTTGGTGCAGCAACCCTGTTGCCGACGCCGTCTTGCCCGCCACGTCGGACGAGTCGAATCGACCACTCCGCCTCTGTCCGGTCCTGATACCGCCACCAGATCGCGGTGGCAGTGGATGCCGCGGTAGACAGGGCGGTCGCAATCGCGGCGGCAAGACCTACACCGCCCCAGAATCCGACGTCGTGAAGTTGCTCTGCGGCGATCGTGATCATGGACGCAAAGGGTACGTCTTCAGTCGGGTGTTCGTAGTGAATCGCGATGGCGCCCTTCACGCCGCCCTTAGCCTCCTCCTTCACCTTGGCGGTGTCTGTGAGTGAGTTGTTGCCCCGGGTGCTGTTCACGTATGCCGAATGCCGCGCGCTGGGCCGCTGCACGTACTGCGGTTGGCATCCACCCACGCAGGGCCACCACCCGAATTGCCCACGCCCACAGAAACGGAAGGGATGTCGATGAGTCGGAACTGGCAGGCCCGCGCAGTGTGCAGGGACGAAGACCCCGAGCTGTTCTTCCCTGACCCGTCCGACACTGTGACTGCGCGGCAAGCGCAGGCGGTGTGCGCGAAATGTCCTGTGAGATCGCGGTGCCGGGCCGCCGCCAGCGCGAGACGTGAACCGTACGGGATCTGGGGCGGCGTCAACCGCGAGCTGGACGCGGACAGGCGACGATCCGCCTTTTCACCCCCGACGAATGAAATCAGCACACCGCCCACCATCCCGACCACCGCAGAGGCAGCACAGTGACGACCCGCGAGTACGCCAAAAACCTGTTCGCCCAATGGTCCGACGACGACTTCTGCAACCAACCGATCTTCGACAAGCTGTTCTTCCAGGTCCTCAACGGGCAGCGCGCCGTCAATGCCGCCGGCATCCAGCCGATCAACTTCACCCGCTGGCGCAAGGCCATGCGCGACGGCGACCACCTGCCCGCCGTGGGCGACCTGCAGGCCGCGCTGGTGCGCATGGAGCGCCGCGGCTTCGTGTTCACCGACGAGGACACGGGGGAGGTGCTGGTGCGTTCCCGGATCCGCCGCGACGAACTCGACAAGCAGCCCACCATGTTCCTGGCCGCGCTGCGCCTCCTGGCCGTCATCGACTCGCCCAAGTTCGCCGCCGTGCTCGCCGACGAGCTCGACCGTATGGACGTCCCGGAAGTGAAGGGGGACAAGGACTACGCCAAGCGTCTGCGCGACTCCCTCAACGACACCCATCGGGCGGCCCGTGCACACCTCAAGACCCTGGCCGACGGATACCCGCAGCCGTTCCCAGAACCATTCGACGGACTCACCGAGGGACCCTCCCAGGGACCCACCCCTAGACCCTCTACAGGACCCTCCGAAGGACCCACCTCGGGAGGGTCTACGGGACCCACCCCGTCACCTGGGGAAACAGGACCCACCCCGGGACCCTCCCCGAGACCCACCCAGGGACCCTCGGGTTCTGGTTCAGGTTCAGGTTCTCTCACCTTGGTAACTACTCAAGTGGGGGGTACGCGTGCGCGCGCACACGAGACCGCCGAACCCACGCCAGCACCAGACGAACCCCCCACACGATGCAAAGCCCACCGCGACAACCCCGACGCCATCGAGGACAACTGCGGCCCCTGCGCCAACTTCCGCAAGGCACACGAACGCTGGACCGAACACCAAACACGCGCCCAAGCCCAAGCCAGGGCCGACACCCTCCACCAAGCCGCCCAACTCCGCGCCCACGCCATCGCCACCTGCGACCTATGCGACCCAGACGGCTACCTCCCCGGCACCAGCACCGTCTGCAACCACAACCCCACCCAAGCCGAAACCAACGCCCGCGGACGCCAACTCGTCCACGCCGCACTCCGCAGCCGAACCCAGCAGGAGACCGACGATGCGTGACCCCTACGACCCCTGGGCCGACGAACGCACACAAGCCCAACCCGACCTCACCGACATCGCCCAAGCCGAAGCCATCCGCAACTGCCACCTCTGCGACACCCACGGCCACCGAGACGGACTCCCATGCCGCCACATCGACCACGCCGCAGCCGCCAAACGAGGACTCGCCACCATCCGCGCCCAAATGGGCTGGAACACCCCCACAGGCACAACAACCCAACAAACCAGCCAAAAACCGCCCCACGACGCCACCAGCAGCCAAAAAACACCCCTGTAACTCACCCCCACCACCCAAAAACCCCGAACCATCAACCACCCAGCCCAAACCCCAGCCAGCACCCCCAACAAAGAAAATCCACCACCATGCCGCCAGTCATGAACCGCCAAGGCTCAAACCAACGCGCCGAAAAAGCCTGGCAGCTCCACATCGCCGGCCGAACCTGGCGCGAAGTCGCCGAGGTCACGGGCTTCAAATCGCCCCAATCGGCCCAGAAAGCCGCCATGGCATGGCTCAAGAAGAATCCGCCGTCCACCCTCGAAATAGCGCGCCGCGCGAACGGTGACGGCATCCGCCAGGTTCGCGGAATGCTGATGGAGACCATGGCGAAGGCCAAGGCCAAGGGGGAGCACCGCACCGTTTCTGAGCTGGGCCGCGCGGTACTCGACAGCTACGAGAAGGAGGCGAAGCTGTGGGGTCTGTTCGTCGTTGTGCCTGAGGAGGTCAACGTGAACGTTACGACCGCCGTGGCGGTGCTGGAGCGAGCGGAGGCCGAGCTACTGGCACTGGCTGCGGCCGGCCAGCCCGCGATCTCGGCGCAGCCCGTCATCGACGCCGAGGTGGTCGAGCCGTGACCGCCCCGACCGAGCCCGTGCAGGATGCGATCAAGGCGGCGATGTTGGTCGCCAAGGATGTGGCTGAGGGACGGCTGGACCCGGCCGCGCTGGACGCCGCAGTGGTGGCCGAGTGCCGCGAGCTGTTCGCGTTCGTGTCCGGGCCCGGAGATCCGTTGTGGGACATCCACGTCGAGGTGGCCCGCCAGGTGCTCGCCCTCGATGGCATCCCGGTCGACGAGCTGGCCGAGTGGCTGGCCGTGACCCGCCGGGCGCAGGGCGTCGAAGCGCCGGCCGATTCGTGGATGGCGCGCGTACTGGAGCAGCTGGCCGACGAGGACGACGAGGCCGAGCCAGTCTAACTGGGGTATACCCGTGCCGGACCCTTTATCGATCCCAGATTCTTGCCCGCGAAATGCGCAGATGGTCTCTAAAAAGGGTGGTTGACGGATTGTTAGACGGCGATCTAATGTGGTCTAGAACCTAATTAGAAAAGGAGGGGTTCATGACCACCATCGCGGATGACCTTGCCGCCGACCTCGGCAGCGACTTCCAAGTCACCACCACCCCGCAGGGCTGGACCGAAGTGCGCGTCCGACCCGAACGCGCGATCGGCGACAAGCTCGACTTGGCCCGCATCGTCACCGCCGACAACACCTATCGCCTGATTCACCTGACCCACAACGAGGTCTGCAAAGGCGAGGCGACATTCGTCGGCTCGATGCTCGGGTTCCTGCCGGCCGTGGTGCGTGAGTTTTGCGAAGTGGTGTTCTGACCGTGGCTGACGGCGACAAGCTGCACGCCGCGATCGGCGCCCGCACTACCGCGCAACTGCTGTCCTACCTGGCGCACCTGGAGACCATGACCGTCACGCCAGAGACGCGTCTGGTGGGTGCGTTGATCGCTGACACCATCACCGAGCGCGAGGGCATTGACGACGCGCTGGACGAGGTGTTCGCGGACCAGACGTTCAACGGCACCTATCTCGACGCGATCCGCGCCGCGCTGGCCGACCGGCGCGTCCGGCACCGGCGCACTGGCGCCGAGGGCATGTTGCTCAACGAGCGCGGCCGGCCCATCGCGATCGTCCACTGGGACAGCCAGCCGCTACCGACGTGGGCCGACTGGTCCGACCTCGAATGACGAAGGGATGATGACCCGATGAGCGACTCGAAGACGGGGCAGCAGGTCGGCTACGTGCGGGTGTCCACCCTCGACCAGAACACCGAACGCCAGCTCGACGGCATCGAGGTTGATAAGCGGTTCGAGGACAAGGCCAGTGGCAAGGACACTGCGCGGCCGGCGCTCACCGAGGCGCTCGGCTACGTACGCGACGGCGACACCCTGGTGGTTCATTCCATGGATCGGCTTGCCCGCTCGCTGGAGGATCTACGGCGCACTGTGCGGGAGCTGACCGCTCGGGGGGTGCGGGTCCACTTCGTCAAGGAGAATCTGACGTTCACGGGCGACGATTCGCCGATGTCCACGCTGCTGCTGTCGATGTTGGGCGCGGTGGCTGAGTTCGAGCGGTCGATGATCCGGGAGCGCCAGCGTGAGGGCATCGAGCTCGCGAAGGCTAAGGGCGTCTATAAGGGCCGCAAGCCGGCGCTGACCGATGAGCAGACCGTCGAGGTGTTGGAGCGGCTGGCCGGCGGCGAGCATCCAGCCGATTTAGCGCGCGAGTTTGGGGTGTCGCGTGCGACTGTCTACAACGTGCGGGCCCGTGCCTCAGAGGGCTAGTTCTGGGGGTGGTGTTGTGAAGAGGGCCGAGACGGTGTGCCAGCTGGAATATTCCTTGTGGCGACCAGGTGAGTGACCGTTAGCGCTCACCAACACCCATTGTCCGTGCGGGAGGAAGTAGGTCCGCCGGTCCCCGTCGCTCCAGATTCCAAGCACGCCGCCGGGCAGGAAGGCGTAAGCGTCTTCGTCAGAGAACTCTTCGAACGGTTCCGCACCGTCCTGGGGGTTGGGCGCAGCGAACGTTGAACCCACGGGGTATGTCACTCGGAAGCTCATGGTGCCGAACCCTAGTTGCGACTGGCCTGGGTTGATCCGACACACCCCCCGCGCTTACCGGGGAAAAATTATTTTCTGGGCTACTGTCTCTTCCTGTCCCCAGCTAGTCAACAGGTTTGTCCACACGGGCGGTGGCTGTTGATCTGCTGTTTCTGGATTCATCCACAGTTTCGGCATCGAAAATCGGCCGCCGTGCGTGGTTCTTAGATTCGGGTGTTTTTGCAGTATTTCTGCGCTTGCGGCGTGACCTGCGTTACTTACACCGATAAGATTTAGCTGCTTGGAAGGAGCCCCGGGCCGGAATGCCTGGGGGTCAGGCGTCACGGCCTGGGACCCCTAATCCCTGTTTGCGGCAGGATTTGAAGGTATCAGGATTGGTCACGACTCGCCAAAAAAGTCTGCGAGTCGTGGGCTGGTGCCGTCACTTCCAACGTTTGCGTATGGCGAATGACCTGCGCAAAGGAAGGAAATGGCAATGATTGGTAACAAGATCGCTCGCGGCGCGGCTGCGGGCGTGTTGGCGGTCGGCGCGTTCGCGCTGACCGCGTGCGTCGGTGACAAATCCGAGGCCAGTCCGGCGGTCGCGCAGTTGGGTTCCCCTGTGAAGGTCAGCGGCTCGTCGGGCTGGAGTGGTGACGGGGATTATTCCGGCACCGTCACTGTCGACCCTGGTCCCGCGTGTGCGCTCGATGATGACGGTCGGGTCGTCGTGTTCCATGTTCGGGCTGGTGCTGAGAAAGGCTCGGTCCCGACTGGCAACTGGAGGTTGCAGACCGGGAATGCCGACCCTGTGTCGAATGGTCACTTCGATCTTGGCGATTTCGCTGGGCCGTTGATTGGGTCGCCGGTTGATACGGACAAGGCGTGGGGTGATATCGCGTTCCATCTGCCCCCGAAGACCGTTCCGACCCGATTGCAGCTTTTCGCGGGTGACGATCGGTACAGCAACTCTCCGGGGGTTGCGCTTGCCCAGTGGGCGACGCCGATGGAGGTCAAAGCATCGGTGTATTGCTCGGGGCCGCTGCAGGCCGCAGTCAAGCGTGAGACGCCTGTGACGAACTGATCGTGTGAGGAATCCCCCGCGGACGGCGTGGGGAAGATGCCGTCCCCGGGGGATTTTCATCCTCGACGGGTGATGTGTCCCACGAGTTTTGGCGTTTGGTTCTTGTTACCCGGATGTCCGTTCTCAAATGATCTGTCGCAGATTATTTGACAAAAGCCGCTACTGAACAGGGTTGCGACAGATTAAGGAGAACTCTTTTCACCGTTGATGGCCCAGCGGTTCTCATTTGATCTGTCACAAGTCCACTCGAGCGGGCTCGCGTCGCCAAGGTCACTGGCTGCCACTGGAACAGCCAGCTCGATTCGTGCCGGCGATCGCCGGCTTGTTCGTCAAAGCTGACTGCCACTGTCAGGGGGTGATGAACCCGAATCCCTTTCGGCGTTGAACCACTCCACGATGCCTTGTGCCATGCGATAACTACTCAAAAGCGGGGGTCGACTTTCGATCCCGGGTCTGCGATCCGGGCGGCCCGGTGAAGGTCATCACCCTGTTCTGCGTGCTGCCGCCAATGGTTCGATTGACAGCAATGCTGTTGGGCTACATGTGCTGCCCGGTTCGGCAGCTCTAGTCATCACGTCGTGGGCATGATGGGGGTCGGTCATCGGAGGGACAACCAGCAGTACTAGTCGACGATGGTCTAGATCGCTGATGTAGATGGTGTCTGGCCTCTGGTAACGGTACCCGTCTAACGACACCATACGACCCCAGTAGCACAGTTGTTTCGGCGCTGTGTCCCATTCGGTGATGCGGTAGATCACGCGCTTGATGGTCCCTAACCGGGAAGCTACAGCATCCAAAACTGCTGGTAAGTCTTGATTTAGGTCCTGTGAGCGCGGCCACCATGCGCCGTCGATATGTCCGCTCCAATCACCATCGGGCTTTAGTCGAAGACGAACCGAGTCGTCGCAGTCGAGTGTCTCTACCGCCGCCGAAGTGACCGCGCTGATCATGATGTCGTCGGTCCGGCTGATTGCGACTTAAGCACCCGGTCGGATCTACCGCCAAAATCGCATTGATCCTCTGCTTCCGAATGCGATTTCCTGGACGGGGGGACAATCAGCAGGGTCAAATGTGCGCCGTTCGTCCCTCGAACGCTAATAGTGCTGGCGGGCTGCAGAAGTGACCAACCCAGGTGAACCAGACGGTTGAGGAAAAGCACTCTCCGCGAGGAGGGTGCCCATTCCCCAGCTCGATAGGTAATCCGATCAATGGGACCCAAATCGAGGCTAAGTCGCGTAAGCAACGGCAGAACCTCGACCGATAGATCCTTAGATCGTGGGCACCAAGCTCCATCGGCGTATCCAGTTTTCGGATCCAGATGAAGGCGCAGAGCCGACTGGAGTGGTTGTGGACAAAATATCTGATGCGTCATCAGACGCTCCTAGCCTCGGCCCGTAATCGGTGCCGAATAGTTCGACGGTGCCGCGCCCATGAGTAGGCAGGTACTAGATATCCGTCTACGTCCAGGATACTCCGGCTTGGACAGCCCAGTGGGTGATTGAGAGTCCTTGGAACGATTTTGCGCATGCCACGCACTACTGGCGGACCTCCCTAACCGGACACACTCAACAGCGTCAACAGCTACAGAAACAGCCTCACGAGAACCTCAGAAGCATCCCGGCACACTGAAAAGAACCCGATCGATCCCACCGATCTGGCATCAGCGGCGACCCGATGCGGCTCCCTACAAGCAGGCCAGCAGATAGCAGCGGGGCGACACAACAAGCGGCACATCACTCTCCCCAGTTGCGGGTGCCGCCGTACCCTTCTTCGGCTGGTAATAGGAAGAAAAGAGAAATCAGCTTGTGCTTCCTCAGGTCGCGTGTCGTTGCCAGCAGGTGCTCGACACGCGGTTGCGACAGATTAGATGAGAATGCGACAGCCCATTTGAGAACGGACACCGGACGTAGCGGCTAGCGTTGCGCCGCTGCGGCAGGGTGCTGCGGCGGAGAGGGGTGATGGATGCCTGATAGCGATTTGACGAAAGAGACTCGGGAGGCGTTGTTGACGGCGATCAAAGCGGACGCCGAGGGGCGGCAGGGGAGCGTCTCCATCATTTGGCTGCGGCATTTGCGCTGACTGTGGGCGCCAACATTCACAAGTTGCCGGGCTACCTGCCGCCGTCATCGTCGTAGTTGGTCCGGAGATGGGGCTGGCTCGGTACTGAGCTGAGCTGGCCCCACCCCCCTGGCGAATCTCTTCGCGGAAAGCAGGGGGAGCTACCTTTCCGCAGGTCGCGCCCAGTGCGACGGCAAAGAATCAAGATAGTTTTCTGAATCAGCTTTCGCCCCAGTTCAACGTGCTTTACCATGTTTCCCATGGCCTCCGGGGACCTCGATTCAGGCAACCACTACAAGGCATACTGGTGCCGTGTACTGCAACACCAGCCGGACAAGCCGGTAGTTCAGCGCGCACGTCAGCGGGTCCGTGCCGCACTGGTCGCGGTCGCAGTCCTCGCGGTTGGGGCTGGCACCGTTCAGGTCGCGACGATGCACACGGCCCCGGGGAGTGGCTTCTCCACGCTGGCGACGGTGGGCGCGGAACCGACCGGCCCGCCGGGACCGACCGGCGGCATGACCGACGGTGGGGGTTCTCAGTTTCAGCCTCCCGGCTTGCCGCCGTCGATGCCGGACTACCAGGGCGGTAACAACTTACCGCCTCTGGATCAGAACTCGGGCATCTCAATTTACAATTCCGGCAATCCGCAAGCG